TGGCGAAAGAAACTGTATTATGAAGTTCACCAATGTTAGCGATGGCAGTGGCGAATCCGCAGTTGTTAAAGTAGATGTTTCTGCTTTAGCGGCTAACGCAGCAGGTACATCTTGCTCAGAAGTTAGAGTTATGCGGGTTAGTCATGCCATTGTTGGTATGTCTGTTCAATTGTTCCTTAATGCTACTGCTAATGTTCTTTTAATGGAATTAGCTGAAAGCAGTAATGGACATATGAATTTTAGAGACTTTGGTGGGATTCCAAATAATGCAGGTAGCGGCAAGGATGGCGACATTCTTTTTACAACAGTAGGTCACAGTTCAGGAGATACTTACTCCATCGTTTTAGAGATGGTTAAAGTATATTCTGATTAACGGGAGAAAATAATGGCAAGTAAGAAATATGTCATTTCTGAAACTGGTGAATTTCCTGCTCAATTTATGGTTCTGAAATTAGATAATGATGGTATCTATCGACCTATATTTGGTCCTGATCCTGATTTAGAAGATGCAGAACGTAAGTGCGGGGAAATGAATGGAGATAGAGCTAAGAATGCGAAAGGGCATTTTGTAGCTGATGATCCATCTACGGATGATGTTAATGAAGCTTATGTTGGCGGTAAAGCGCCAGTTAAGAAGAAAGCATCAAAGAAGAAAAAAGCACCAGCCAAGAAAAAAACTGTTAAAAAGAAATAATAAGTTTTTAACTTAACGTATTTATAATACCCTCGTAAAACAGGGTATTGTAGATATTTAATTATAGGTAATAATTATGAAAGGATTAGGTAGAAAGACAAGGTTTCAGAAGAAAAAGCATGGCTATTCTGGTGGCGGAAAATCTATAGTTCGTAAAAAAAGAGATAGGTTATTTCACGAAGGAAAAAGAGATGTAGATCATGGTGGAGAAGAAGCACCTCCTAAAACAATTAGACCAGATTATAAAGATTTTATGGATAAAGATGGTGTTGTTGATGAATGGGCATATGGAAAACGCTTAAAATTTCTTAATCCGCATTTATATCCTAAAAAGAAAAAAAAGAAAAAAAAGAAATAAATATTATGCCATTAAGAAAAGGTCGATCTAAAAAAGTAATCAGTAAGAATATATCTACCTTGATTAAAGAAGGTAAACCTAAAAAACAGGCAGTAGCTATTGCTATGGATAAAGCAGGAAAGAGGAAAAAATAAATGGCAACCAGTGGAACTACTACATTTAACTTAGATATAGGCGATATTCTAGAAGAAGCCTATGATCTTTGTGGTATGGAAATGCGTTCAGGCTATGATTATCGTGGCGCTAAAAGAGCTTTAAATCTAGTTTTTTTAGAGTGGCAAAATAAAGGTACAAATCTTTGGTCTATTGAACAGAATACACAGGCAGTTACGGCTGGAACAAGTAGTTATGCGTTACCAAGTTCAGCATTGGATGTAGTTGATGCTTTTATAAGAACTGATGCAGCCGATACAGAAAAACAGTTTGACCAGCGTTTAAATAGGATTTCAAGAACTGAATATAATCATCAAGCCACTAAACTTACACAATCTAAACCTACCCAATTTTATATAGATAAAGGAACTACTACTTCTAATATTGTTTTATGGGCAACACCAGGTAGCGCTGAAACCTATTCTTTAATTTATGACTATATTCAAAGAATAGAGGATGTGGGTGAGCCAGCTAGTAATAATGCAGATGTTCCAGCAAGGTATTTGCCTTGTTTAACTTATGCTTTAGCTTATAACATTGCTTGTAAAAATCCTGAAGCATTACAGAGAGTTCCAATGATTAAGCAAAGATATGATGAATTATGGAATGATGTTAGTGATGCTGATAGAGAAAAAGCATCAGTTCGATTCGTTCCTGACTTATCATACAATAGTTATTAAAAGTCATGCGAGAGCTGCTATGACATCAGAACAAAAAGTTCCTTCAGGGTATTACATCAGTAACAGTTCAGATGAAGATTGCTTCTATGCAGACGGCAAAGGGAATTTTTATTTTAAAAAAGAAACTGGCAAGAAATGGGTACGCACGGATAAATGGAACTTTGACCATATCTGTAACGTAGAAACAGTAAATACTACACAAGGTTTTGATGCGTCTTTAGATAACCACGATGGCAGAGGAATGGAAGTCAAGGTATCTGCCCATATCGGGGTAACAGTTTCCGATGTTATGAAATGGAGCTATGTGAATCCCGATGGCAATCAAGCTAAAGTATGGGCTGGCGTAGATGGCGGTCCAGGAAAAGGAGCAAGTATGGATGCTGGTGTCTGGTACGATAAACATGGTGATCTACATTTAAAACTATCCACTTCCAATGTTATTCCCCATGTAGATTTTGGCGGGGTTGTAGTAATTAATCCGAAAACTATTTCCGATTTAGAAAAACCTACAGCAGCCGATAAAGCATTTGCGAAAGGGTTTACGGAAGGCGCAACTTTAGGGATAGCAGATAAGCCACCTAAAGTTTTGACACAAGGCGTTGCCGTAGTTGATAAGGTAGGGAAAAAAGTGCTAGGTTGGTTTAAATAAATTTATGAGTTATGCAATAGCAACAAAAGCTTTAGGAGACTGCGATAGATGCGGTTTTACCTATAAGTTGAATGAATTACGCTATCAAATAGAAGATAGCAAAAGAAATGGTTTAAGAGTATGTAGAGAGTGTTTTGATGAAGATCAACCTCAACTTAAACTTGGTGAATTAAATATTTCTGATCCACAATCTTTATATAATCCAAGAACGGATAGGGGTCGAGCTGAATCTACTAGCTATTATTCTTGGAATCCTATAGGCGGAGGAATGGTGCAATTTGGTTCAAGCACGATGAATCTTAAAATGGAAGGTAAAATAGGAAAATTAACAGTGAGTACATCATAATATGGCTTGGACATTTACAACATTAAAATCAGCTATACAAGATTATACTGAAAATACAGAAACAACTTTTGTTAGTAATTTAACAAATATAATTATTCAAGCTGAAAATAGAATAATAAAAGCTGTAGAACTTCCTAATTTTAGGAAGAATCAAACAGGTACATTTACAAGTGGAAATTCTTATTTAGCAACTCCTACAGATTATTTATACCCTTATTCATTAGCAGTTATAGATGGTGATAGTAATTATAATTATTTAATGAATAAAGACGTTAATTTTATAAGAGAGGCATATCCAGCATCTGCTACAACAGGTGTTCCAAAGTATTACGCACAATTTGATGATGATACTTTTTTGGTTGGTCCAACGCCAAATTCAGGATATACAGTAGAAATACATTATTTTTATGTGCCTGAGTCAATAACAGCAGCTTCTGCAGGTACATCATGGCTAGGAACAAATGCTTCTGAAGCATTACTTTATGCTAGTTTATGTGAAGCTTATACCTTTATGAAGGGCGAAGTAGATATATTGTCAAATTACGAAAAACGATTTAAGGAAGCATTACAATATCTTACATTAGAATCAGATGGTTATAATAGAAAAGATGCTTATAGGAGCGGTCAAAGAAGAATAGATGCTTGATAAGACCCTAAGAGAGCAACTGGAAGGCAAGAACATTGCAATAGTTGCTATGGGTCAAAGTCAATTAGATTTTCATTTAGCACAAACTCATAGTGTTTCTTTTGATGAAATATGGGCTATAAATGCCATGATAGGTATCATTCCCCGTATTGACAGGGCTTTTATACTAGACCCAATGAGTCGTTTTTTTGATACGGAAGATGCAGGGACAATGACTCCCATGATGCGTAAAAGGCTACCTTTAGCAAATTATCCAATATATTCCTGTGAATTAGACGAGAGAGTTCCTGCAGTTGAAGAATATCCTTTAGAAGAAGTGGTTGATTATGCTAAGAGTGGTTATCTGAATAATACAGTTGCTTATGCTATAGCTTTCGCTTTTTTGAATAAAGTTGAACAAATATCAATATTTGGTGTTGATTTTACTTATAAATCTAATATGCACTTTGCTGAAGCTGGAAGAGGATGTGTTGAATTTTGGATAGCAAAATGTATTAATGAAGGAATTAATGTAGGAATAGCGCCTAGATCATCACTTTTAGATACAGATATAGGAACAAAAGATAAACTTTATGGGTATCATAGATTAGATAATCCAAAAGTTACATATCAAGATGATTATGGAAAGATTAAAGTATGTAAGTTGTCTGAAATTCAGGAAACTGGCAATATAAAACCAGTAGGTATAATAGGAAGGAAAGATTTAGAACCAGTAGAGCCAGATAAATACTAATGCAAACAGATAAATTTGAAATATCAATAGGTGATTTAGGAGTTCAAACAACTCACAATAGAGGTCATACTGTTGAAGAGTTAGCTGAAATGGCTACCAATAAATTAATTTCTATAA